CGGGGCTTTTTTTGTGCCTGATGGACAGATAGTCTGGTCCGGTGGACACATAACCTGTCCACCTTTAAACGTTTGATTTCTTTGGTTTTTTATGCTGCTGGACAGATTGGGACGTTAGTTTGAAGTGTTTCATAAGGTATGAGAAAGTGCTGTGTTTATAATTATAGTATTTATTATGGGTGCTTTCTCACTCGCTATGGGCTCAGTGCTAGGTTGCTGTCCGCCTGTCCACTAAAATCAAAGAAACTAAACAAATCAAAGACTTACCGGTGGTCAGATTCGGACAGATGCTTTTTAGCTTGCATGTGGTCCAGATTCCCCGTATTGCATGGGTATGGTCCAAGGAGTGAAATCATGAAAAGATTGTTAAATATCAAACAGGTATCAGCACTATTCGGTGGCATTAGCCCAGAAGAACTGCAAACTGAACTTGATAATGGGGGTATCGTCCTGCCAAACCCTCACATCGTAGCAGGCGCGAAGATGTGGTGGGCGCACCAAGTGGAAAAGACAATGTGCGCGCAGTTTGGAAAAACTCTACCTGACAGCAACGTAAAGGACGTAATCGAAAAGGCTGTAACTGACGAGGCTGCGGGGTTCAGAGGTGGGTTTGTTTCACTCAATGCCTTGAGAACCCTCTTGGGCGAAATCCCCGCAGGCCCATATATTGCGAGACAGCTTGCATTAAACGGTTACACCTACAGCGTTCGGTGTAACACGTCGCCTGCTGAAGCAATGAGGTTCAGCGATGCTGGCGTAAAGACCCGCATATACCATGATGGAACCGTGTCAGGATCGCCTGCACGGATCATGGCGCTTTATGATGATGCGCAGATTTACGGAATGCCTTGCAAACTCGGATAATAAGCGGCAATATCACCCAAACGCAACCGGAGGAACACCATGAAAATGCCCCGCAACGGATTTGACAGCCTGGCCGCAGCGGCCCGCATGAACACGGACGACACGTCACATCACCGTGAACGCTGGCCGTCTCTGGATTGGGTGTGGGATGAACTGGACGAGTTGCGGGCGGATGCCGACGAGGCGATTGACCATGACGACCATGCGGCGCTTGAAGCGGAGCGGGACGCGCTGTCCGAGGCCGTCCGGCTGCTGTTAGAGCCTGAGCCGGACATGGAGCGTGTGCATGCCATTCTGAGGGGTGTTGGTCATGACTGATAACGCAGACCAGTCTGCACGCATGAGGGACATGTGGTCTGCGGTGGTGATAACCGCGATCAATGATGCAATTCGCCATGCCGCAAGAGAACCTAATAAGCACAAAGGCCGGGCGCAACTGTGGGCAAACTCGCGGAACGGTCGGGAGGTAATCAGCATGGCTGGCATCGACCCTGACAAGCTCGTTACTGACTGCATGGTAGCATTCGCGGTTAAGGGCGTGCCACTTACACAATTGCGCAAAAGGAGACCAGTCTATGATGCGGATAACGCTTGCAATGCGTAACGCGTTACGGTAGTGTATCCCTAAGGGACGCGATGGTCGCGGCCCACGGGAGAGACAAAATGACCGATTTCGCACTGAACCACGAAGGCAAATGGCGCGACGGCGAAGCGTCAAAAATCAGCGGCGCTACATACGTTGTTAGCTACGACCAGAGCAATCAGGCGTACCACATCGACTGCTCAATCAGGGAGGTTTGAGGCATGACCCTCACTCGCCCACGCAAGGCGCGCATTCTTGAAAAGGCCGGTCTGCGATACGTCGCAGGCTGGTTGCCAGTCAAACGAGCCGTTGCCGTGCAGGATGATATTGAATTAGCGCAGGAACATGTTACCTTGGCGCTTGCGACCATAAAGGAAAAGTCATGATGCCGATGGGACCTCGACCTGATGTTAATGCCGAAAGTGTTAGACGTGATAATGTGACGCGCGACTTTCGGCATGGAACACGGGGTGAAAGCGCAGCCCGTTGCATCGGCCCTATCACTAAGGGGTGCGATATTTTCGGGCTGACCAAGGGCGACTTTTCCATGATTGATATTCTGCGCCACATCGCGCGGGAAATAGGGCCTTGCCATATCGACATTGGAACATGGACGGCTGCTGCCGCTGAAATCAAGCAGGCGTTTGACATGCTCGGCGACAAAAATATTCTGACAATGCGTTGGCTTGTGGACCGCAGTTTTCCGGCACGTCAGGGAAAATACTATCGCGGCCTGCTAGATAAATTTGGGCAGGACAGTGTTCGCCTGGCCCGGTTCCACGCCAAATTCATCTTGCTTGAAAACGATGACTTCAGCGTTGCTGTGCGCACGTCTATGAACCTGAACCTGAACGCGCGGATTGAATTTTACGAGTTGAGCGAGGGAAGCCCAATCGGGGTATATCTCAAGCAAGTTGTGGATCATCATTTTGCGCAACCTTCTGCGGACAGCTACGGATCATTCAAGGATTTTGAAATTGCCGATGAGGTAAAGGTCCAACAGCCTCAACAGCGAATTAGCGGGTGGGATTGATGGCCCAAGGTCGAGCATACATGCCGAGCGACACTGACCGCACTTTTGTTGAGCGCGCAGTTATGGCAGGAACGCCTATTGAAAAGATCGCAGAATGCCTAAATTTGCATGACGACACGCTGCGCAAGCATTTTCGATACGAAATAATGACCGGGCGTGAACGGCTGAAAGGTGACGCTGTCCGAGTGGTGGTCGACAGCTTGACCGATAATAGCCTAGATGCTGCAAAATTCGTGTTGGGTAGAGTTGCCGGTTGGACAGAGAAAAGTGTGGTTGATAACACGTCAAGCGATAGCAGCATGTCGCCCAAGGCCGCGCTGGACCTGTCTCGCCTGTCACCTGAAGCACTGGCGGAACTTGGCAGGCTTTCCGATGCTGCCGACGATTGACGACGCACTGGCGGCTGATAAGCTCGCGTGCAGTGGATCCCTTGCTTATTTCGTCGAGCGTGCGTGGCGTCATATCATCCCTGACACGTATCAGCACGGGTGGCACATAGACGCGATCTGCGAGCACCTGGAGGCGGTCAACGCCGGGCAGATCACCCGGCTGCTGGTTAACGTCCCGCCCGGCACGTCCAAGTCGACCCTGATCGGCGTAATGTATCCGGCGTGGCTTTGGGGTCCAGCAGGAAAGCCTGAACACCGATACATCGGCGCGGCCCATGAGCAGGGCCTGGCGGTGCGCGACAACCGGATGATGCGCGAACTGGTCAATTCCCCTTGGTATCAAAGGCGCTGGCCGATTGCGATGATGGGCGACCAGAACGAAAAGCTTTATTTTGAAAACGAGCATCGTGGATTCCGTCAAGCCTGCGCCGTGGCGTCAATGACTGGCCGCCGCGGGGGCACGGTGGCGTGGGACGATCCTTTATCGCCAGAAAAGGCGAACAGCCCAACGCACCGCGAAACGGCGATCCGCGTGCTGTCCGAAACCGTTCCGACCCGCCTCAGTGATCCGGTAAAATCTGCAATCATCGTGGTCATGCAGCGGCTTCACGAGAAAGACCCAAGCGGGCACATTATCGCCAGTGATATGGGATATGAGCACATACGCATCCCGATGGAATTTGATCCGGCGCGGCGATTTACAACATCGATTGGCTGGACGGACCCGCGCCAGACCACCGGCGAATTGCTGGATCCTGTCAGGTTTCCGCCAGCAGTCATTGAGCGCGACAAAAAGGCGATGGGGTCTTACGCGTGGGCCGGTCAGATGCAGCAGCTACCCAGCCCCGCCGGGGGCGGCATATTCCGCTCCGACTGGTGGCAGTATATGGACACCGCCCCGCCTATCGAGTGGCGGTCGATCTATGCCGACACGGCGCAGAAAACCAAAGAGACGAACGATTATTCAGTGTTTCAATGCTGGGGCAGGTCGCGCACTGGGCAGGCTGTTTTGCTGGACATGGCGCGCGGCAAATGGGAAGCGCCAGGATTGCTGGAACGTGCTCGCCAATTCTGGGCAAAGCATAACGCGATTGACGGTCAAGGGGCGCTGCGGTCATTCAATGTCGAGGATAAGGTGAGCGGCACGGGTTTGATTCAGCAGTTGAAGCGTGAGGGCGTCCCGGTCTTGCCGATCAAGCGCAACATCGACAAAATAACGAGGGCATATGACGCCGCGCCGTTCATCGAAAGCGGTAACGTGACACTGTTACGGGGCGTGCCGCATCTGTCGGACATGATGGGAGAAGCTGAAGCCTTTCCAAACGGCGCGCATGATGATACGCTTGATCCGATGATGGACGCGGTGGCCAGTATTTTACAGGGTTCGATCAATTCATGGGCTGGAACGATATGACAATCATGGACGGCCTGCGCAACATCGTCGCCAATCTCGGCACAGACCGGGACAAGGGGGCGCACAGCTATTATTACAACACCACGATTGCCGATGACCAGCTTGTCGCGATGTATCGCACCAGCGCCA